AATGGGAAGGAGATAAGGAGGTGCATGGATTGACCTGGGATAAGAAGCAAGATGATAAAAAAATGCTTCAAGATTTTATAAAGATTGTAGATAGTGCAGATGAGCTGGTAGGGCATAATGGAGATAAATTTGATTTGGCCTGGATTCGCTCTAGATGTTTATTTCATGGCATCCAGATGTTCCCTAATTATGTCACTATAGATACTTTAAAAGTAGCTAGATCAAAATTTAAATTTAATAGCAATAGGCTTAATTACATTGCAGATTTTTTAGGCATTGGCCAGAAGATCAAAACTGATTTTGATTTATGGAAAGACATAGCCTTAAAAAATGATCAGAAGGCAATGGATAAGATGGTGAAGTATTGCAAAATGGATGTAGTATTACTGGAGAAAGTTCACCAGCATCTAAGTACGCACATACCAGCTAAGACTCACTATGGTGTTAGATTTGGTGAGGATAGAGGATCTTGCCCTAATTGTGGATCAGATGAATTAATCAAGCATGCATCAAGAGTACTAGCATCTGGAACTAAAAAGATAGTTTATAAGTGCAATACTTGTAATCATTACCATACTAAAACAGATAAGTAATATGATGGAGCTAGAGCCTCAAGATGTACAAATAGGTGGCAATCATTATAAAAAATTAAAGATCCAGCCTACAGAATTCATACATGCAAATGAGATACCATTTATAGAAGGTAATATCATTAAGTATGTGATTAGACATAGAGATAAGAACGGCATAGAAGATTTAAAAAAAGCAAGACATTATATAGATTTATTAATCCAGTTTGAATATGAAAATACCAAAAAACTTTAACAAGATGAAGGCGCATGAGCAAGAGGCATGGTTAATTAAAAAGTATACAGAGGTGGTGAATTTAGAGCAGCATATCAAAAAACTTTTAGCAATGGTGAGAGGTGGGCAAGCTATATTTTTCCCAGATAACATAGATAGGCCAGATGAGGCTATTTTAAAAGATGCATAAAATTAAGATCATATATAGAAAGCTGGGCAGAGAGAAGGCACATGGTATGGCATCTAGTGATGGCATAGTGGAGCTTGATGAGCGCTTGAAAGGAAAGAAGCACCTAGAGATTTTAATACATGAGGTGCTACACTTATTATATCCTAGAAATTCTGAGAATACAATAGTAAAAAACTCAGTGACATTAACCAGGATATTATGGAAAGAAGGCTATAGAAGAATAGATCAAAAAGAAGATGAGCCATTACAAGATGGCCAGATATAATACTGGATAACCTCTGACCAGTTTAATATGATGAGGTCTGGGTGGGAAAGAATTTTCAAATAGGGGTGTTTGGTTATAAACGATCCCACCCATTTTTTAGATTTATATTTCCAATTTCGTAAAAATGTCCAGTTTATTTGCTAAAAAACTGGACAAATAGAAATATATTTCTCATTTTTTATGTCACAATTTTGTAAATATTTGTGACACAATTCGGTGAAAATCCGAATTGATGATGCATATTTTACACAAAAAATGCCAATCCGTTTAAAATATTCAACATGCAGTTAAGAGATTATCAAGTAGATATATCTGATCAAGCAGTACAAATATTAAAAGAATTTGGCCTGGTATATTTAGCCATGCAAGTACGCACTGGGAAAACTATCACCAGCTTGCACATTGCTAGCTTGATGGGTGCTAGGAGCGTATTATTTGTAACTAAAAAGAAAGCTATATCTAGTATACTTGATGATCATTCTAAATTAGATACTCCATATTGGCTTGATACTACTAATTATGAATCAATACATAAATTAAATAAAAATGATTATGATTTTATCATTATAGATGAGGCGCATGCACTAGGGCAGTACCCTATACCATCTGAGCGTACAAAATTATTAAAAGTACTTTGTGAAGGCAAGCCAGTGATTTATTTATCTGGCACACCTAGTCCAGAATCTTATGCTCAGATGTATCACCAGTTCTGGGTGAGCAGTTTTTCTCCATTTAAAGAATATAAAAATTTCTATGCATGGCATAAGGAGTACGGCATCCCAGCTAAAAAGTATGTTTATAATAGGGAGCTAGCAGATTATAGCAAAGTAAAGCAAGAGCGCATCCAGACTGAGATGGCGCATCTAATGCTCACCTATACTCAAGAAGAGGCTGGATTTGAGTCTCTGGTGCAAGAGGTGATCTTATATGTGCCTATGTCTGATAAGGTGAAATGGGCAATAGATCGCATAAAGAAGGATAAGCTATTTAGGACCAAAGATGGCCAGGTAGTGCTTGCTGATACGGCAGTGAAAGAGATGCAGAAGATCCACCAGATATGCTCTGGATCAGGCAAGACTGAGGATGGCAATGCAGTGATATTTGATGATACTAAGGCTATCTTTATTAAAGAGCGCTTTAAAGGGCAAAAGATAGCCATATTTTACAAGTACATAGCAGAAGGTATGCAGCTAAGGGCCACCTTCATAGATCGCATTATAGATGATCCTATGGCCTTTAATGAGGCTGGTGGTGATGCAGTATTTATATCCCAGATCCAATCTGGCAGAGAAGGCATCAATTTAAGCACTGCTGAGGCTCTGGTGATGTATAATATTGATTTTTCGGCAGTTAGTTACTGGCAGTCCAGGGCCAGGATGCAGACAAAGGATCGCACAGAGCCATCTAAGGTCTACTGGATCTTTACAAAAGGAGGCATAGAGGAGCGCATTTTTGGCATGGTGCAGAATAAAAAAGACTTCACATTAAGCCACTTCAAAAAAATTATTTAAAAAAATTTTTTTTTATTAAATGGAAATACCTTAGCTTTGATTTATCATTGCGTTTGGGCAGCTATCGCCTACGGAACAAGCTGCACATTTTTTAATTTTTAATTTTTAATTGTGAACACGCTTAAAACACCACAAAAAAAAGCAAATGAACGCTACAAAGCAGAAAGTATTAAGCCACTATATGCTGGCATAATAGTAATGGTAGCCTTATTAATCACTGCATTAATTGAGAATTTATGATCAAGACATTTTTAGGATTCGCTAAGTTTTTCTTAGTAGCAGTGCCTCTCGCATGTTTCTTGTATGTAACATTATTTTTAATCGCAAAAATGAAAGAATATGGCAAATCATAAAGCCTGGGTAGATTTACCCATAGTACACAAAATTGCTTTAGTAGGTAAGATCACGCACCTTTTACAAAACCAGTACCCATACTATTTAGAGATGCTGGACCTAATAGCTAAGGCAGAGGATGATGGATTATTCAGTGATGTAGTAATAAATAATACAAATGAGCAAGTTTAAAGATGTACTTAAATATATCCAGCTATACACTGGATGCAGTGATCATGCATTAAAAAGAATAGATGTAATGCTACATGAGAAAATAAATGTAGTACCTAAAGTAGAGGTAAGATATATAGAGAAATTTGCTCGCAAAGGAGTAGCACCAGAATTAACTCTTAATGAATGGGCAGATAAATACTATAAAGATTTTAACACTAACTACAAAGAATTGACAAATAGATCCAGGAAAACGGATGTGGTAATAAATCGCAATAGATTTTTAATAGCTGCTTATAAGGAAGGATATGGAGCTAGCGAACTGGGTAGATTTTTAGGATTTTGTCATGCCAGCATATTGCATGGACTGCATGAGTCTAAGAAAAAGTAATATACTTTCCCCCATCTAAAGCCTTTAAGATTTGATTTCTTAGAGGCTTTTTTGTTGTATAAGATACATGCACCCAGGCTGGGTTAGTATCTGTGCCATGTTCCCAGATAAGCTGATCAAATTGTAGCCTTTGCTTAATAAAATTAAATATATCAGCATTAGTGATATTATGGCTATGCCCATCCATGTCTATGTCTATGGCCTCACCTTTTGAATGCTGGCTATTTTTAGCAGCTCCTTTGATCAATGCGCATACTTCTGGTGATCTAAAACCAGAGGAGATATAAATAGGCGCTCTAAAATGATTACGGATAGGCTCAAATATATTCTCTGCTAGTGCCTTTAAATTCTCTATTTGCTGAGCATTAGGCATATTAGATAGGCCAGCTCGCTTAGCAGACTCAGAGCGTATAAGCTCACCTAGTGTAAGATGCTCAGATATGATCATAATTTAAGCTTAATAAGTATATATATAAAAATGCCAATTATAGCCAAAATTAGCCACTTTTTATACTGGTAGCTGGTATGATTAGCATTATCTAAAGATGTCTTATAGAATCGCAAAGAATCGGCCATGATGGCTAATCTTCTGGTATCTACTATGTAGCCAGTTTTAATCTCTACTACGTTCTTAGTCTTATAGATAGTCTTGCCAGCTTCTTTTAATGTTATAACATTATTAATAGTATCACGCTTGTAATCTGTGATAGTATCAGATGATACTAAAGTATCAGTGATAGTGATAAAGCTGGTATCATTAGCACATGGCCTAGTTTTCTCTAATTCTCTAAAGATACGCTCAGATGCTGCTGGGTTGGCTAAAATAGTACGCTCTGCCTTTTTGATAGGATTACATGCAAAAAAAAATAATAATAAAATTAGGCTACTTTTTGCCATATCTTGTATCATGAGGATTAAGATAATTAACTATAATAGGTAGGATAGCGATCACTGCTGCTGAGATAATATCTTGCATAGCAATCTCATAAATATTCCCTTTAGCTATGATCATAGTAAGTATGCCAGTTAAGGCCACTTTAAGCCATGATCCCCATATACTATTTAGAAACTTCATCATCTCTTTGCACTTTTTTTGTGGCATTGTAATAATAACGGATTGCCATAATACCAGATACAATAGCAACCAGTCCAGCTATTAAAGTTACAATCGGCTGGATCGTAGTAATGCTAACTATTGCACCTAATACGCTGATCCCAGCTCCTAAGTCTGCCTGGCTGCTATTGTGTGTCATGG